AAATATTCTGGATACTCATTTCTAAGTGTTTGAATTAATTTAATTCCGACTTGAGCATGAAGCATTTCTTCATTTCTTGTGTACTGCACTTGCTGAGCGCAATCTTTCATCACTGCTTTATTTCTATTCATATGCATAATTATATAGAACTGTGAAAATAGACTTACGTTTTCAACAAACAATGTGAACAAGATAATCGAATATATGTACTGTTTTCGGTCATCGTCATATACTTTATTATTATATTTGCGTAAATAATTAACGCGATTCTTAATGACTTTCTCATTCATATTTTCCTCAAACACATGAGTCATGTGAAGAACATCAAGAATTTTTTCATACGCCATATTATGAATGACTTCAGAGTTTGCCATAGCATAACCCAAATCTTTTATGGAAGGATGAGGTAAATGTTTACCTACGTCTGCCCAAAAACTTTTCACTGCGATTTCAATCTGACCGATTGCAGACATAGTGCGAACAACCATTTGCTGTTCTTGTTCTGTAAGATCAGTCTTAAACTGTGAGTAATCTGATCTAAAATTAAATTCTTCTGGTGTCCAAAAACCTTTCCAGATTGCTTCTATGAACTGTTTTGTCCATGGGTATAAATCTGGCTTTCGGGCGATTTGTTCCTCAAATAGCATCCGTATCTCTCCGCTTCTTTTATGTTTTGTTTGTGATCCGTACCATTATATAGTAGTTTGGATTACTTGTAAACACCAAATATGGTGGTTTACTGGACAATTTTTACACTATTAAGATGCGACATATAGACTTTTTAGTGTATTGACAGAATCATACTATCGCTGTATAATAAGAAGAATCTTTATTGGGGGGTAATAGTATCCATTGTATCTTCTGCCTCAGTATAATATCTTTTATATGCTGCAATGATGGATTGTTGTTGAGAAATATATGTTCTTATATCTGATAGATTTAAAGATACATTCTCATAACCTCTGTCGGTCAAACCAAATAATACAAGTGGCCTTCCCTTGTCACTAATATCGGAAAATACTTTCTCATAATTTTCTGGAGTGATTAAAATCCACTCAACCTTTCTTTGAACCAACTCATCCGCTTCTGGTAATACTAATAACGGTTTCTCTATTGGTTTAGTTTTTATTTCTATTGGTTCTGGAATATCATTCCGACCCAGACAACCCGCCAGTAATGTTAAGATCATCATAAATCCAAGGACATTCACTATTGAACGCTTTGCCATTTTCTGCATTCCTTTCTTTCAAACTTAATTCTGAACCTGATATAATTTCAAAGCACCTTAATGCTTTTTCACTAGCGTTGTTCACAACTCTTTCAACTAAATCAGGTTTTGCCTCTCCAAGCATTCCTATATCATGTTGTTGAATTTTTTTCAATAAAACTTTATTTCTGGTGCGTGTTCTTCTTAACTCTTTATTTACAGTATCTAGGTCTGTATTAACTCTTTTTATATTAGTTTCCATAGTGGAAATAGTTGCGGTCTGTGTTTCAACCGCAACTTCTAATTTCGTATTATTTTCTTTGAGAATTTCTATTTTTGCTTGCATGTTATTCCATGTAACATAACCAGCAAGGCCAACTGAACTTATTAACCCAATAACAAAAAGCATTATATAAAGTTTAAGCATTATCTTCTCTTAGATACTTCATCTGAAAATTCTCTAAACCTTTTAAGAAGTACGGTTTTACCTTCTTTTTGTTTTTTCTTATAACGCCTATCTGTAACATTTATAGGTTTTCCCAGAGGAAAATTCATATGGCTGGCAACATTCGCGGTATTGTTTGCTGCAATTTCCTCTGTAATTTTATTCTTTGTCATCCACTTTTCCTTGGTTGCGCTGGCGCACCTTTTTCAGCAGCGGCCTGTTTTAACCATTTTTTACCAGCAGCATTAGACACAGGTTTTTTAGTCAACTTTGCTAAATCTTTAAATCCTCTTTGAGCATCACGTTTCCAATCTTTTCCTTCAGAGTTATCAACAATGATGAAATTATTTTTAAAGGCACTTTGATATTTTCCTAAGTTATCTTGAACACCTTTCCACATTTTTGTTACGTTTTCTACACCAATAGTTCTATCTCTATCCTTATCTCTTTGTATTGCAGTCTCAAGATTTGTATTTACAAAAACCATTGCTGTGTCATAACCTAGTTTATCAAACATTTTTTTCTGCTTCATTATTTTATCATAATCCTTACCAGTACCATCAATAATAATACCTAACCTACCTTTGATATAGATTTCTTTCTGTTTATCCGTAAGTGCTAATGCTTTTAGTCTAATTTCTTGCCCTTTATCAGACCAAATATCTTCTGGCGTAGTAGACATACCTGCTTTTTTTAGTAAGTTTTCATATGCGGTATCAATATTTGACACTCTCAATCCCATTGCCAATAGTCCTAAATGACCTTTACTATTTGACGTTGCAATAAATGATTTTCCTGAACCTGGCCCACCAGCAAGAAAAACTGCTTTGAAAATTCCGGGATCATTAAGTCCTTCTGATAGATAATTTTTAAAACTTTTCATTACATTAATTCCTCTGCTGAAACGTATATTTTTTGGTTTGTTTTTAAGTGGGTTGCTTCGTATATATGAAGTCCAAATATATCACCAACAGGATTACAATCTTGTGATACTCTTATTTGATCTTTTGCTCTCACAACTTCCTCTATAGTGCTATTAACAACTTTATCATATTTTATTCTATAAACACCACTCGCAAGAATATTATTCTCTAACATAAACCATGTGTTTTCTTCTGCTAGGAACATATCAGTCGTGTGACCACACTTCTCTACTATTTGTTTTATTGACTTATCACTTAGTTCTAATTTTTCTTTTATTAAATAAAGTGCAGCAGCATAGGATGCAATTGTAGTCTTACCACCAGGAAACTTCCCAAGCAATTTTTTTATATTAAAAACCATACGATGAAAATGTGTGTACGCACCTTTTTCTTGACTTGTCTTAATTTCTTTTTCTTTAATTCTTTTTCCGCTTTTGTCTATGATTCCAAATTTATAAGCGTTTGTTCTCTCAAAAGGTGTAACCAAAAGAGTTAAAAATCTAAATGTATATAATAGGTCACCTGCTCTTGCAATCATTCCCATGGTTTATATCTTCCTTAATTCTTCTACTACTCTTGTGTCCATATCAATTCCTATAAAATCATCATATTCTATATATTTTAAAAAGATGAGAAAAGGTTTGATTATTGACCAATGCTCATCATCAAGTTTTAGTTTTAATATTTTAAGTGCTGCATCAATACCAAACACATTAAATATTATCACTATGTGGTTTAAGATTAAGCGAACAGATAATTTTTTATCTTCATTTCCAGTATATCTGTTCACCAATCTCTTTACATATTTTACCCTATTTAAATCTTCATAAAATTCTTCAACATCAATACACTTTGGATTGTAATAATGCCTCGCCGCAAAAATAATAAGGTTATCTTCATTTACTTCATCAAATATTTTCATTATGTTTTATGCAATCTTATCTCTATTTGTGACCGCGTTCTGCTGGAGTTTTTCTCATTATAATGTCCACCGCTGTATCAGCATCTTTGGCTTCATTATGTGCCTTTGCCCACGCTTTCACTACAGGCTTCAATGTCGTTTTAACATCAGCAATTGCTTTAATAGTAGGATCAATGTGACCTTTTATTATCGCCAATGAATTTTCCTTCTCATAGGCCGAATTTGAACTGCCGCCCAACTCTTGGCCCAGCCTTTTTTTTCTATCTTGCATATCATCTTCTAACCTTTTAAGTAAACGATGCAAATCAACATACCAATTTAGTTCTGTAGCGATGCCATCTTTGCTGCGTTGGCGTTTGTGCCACTGCTGTCCAATATACATTTCATTTACACTCTCAAGATCAACATCTTCTTTTTTTACATCGTCTTTGTCCCAAGGTGCTTTCTTCACAGACACTTTATCTTTTGATTGCGCCTTAACTTTAGCCAATGCTCTTTGCATTGGTGTCATTCCCTCATTCATGTCATTTTCCTCTTTAATTGGTTGATCCATCTTATTTTCTAACTGCTTTTTTTGACGCCGCTTTATCAGCGCGGATTATCTCCCTATCCACTGCATTAGCCTCATAAAATGCCTTGTCAAATGCTTTCACTACATCCTTCAATTTACTTCTAACATCAGCGATTGCTTTAAGAGAAGCATCATGGTGGCCGCTTACGTCCCTGTATGGCCGAGCGGCGCGAAGGTGAAGGTTTTTTCTATCTTTTAAATCACTTTCTAGCATTTTCATTGTACGATTGATATTAGAATACCAATCAGTTTCAGCACCTTTGCGGCGGTCTATAAAGTATGGCAGTTCGTCGCCCAAATTATCAATCAACGCTTCATTTACATTCTCAAGTTCAACAGACTCTTTTTTCACATGATTCATAAGTCTTTTACCGATAGCAGTTAGTGTACCATCTTTGTTATACATTTTAGAAACAAGTTTTTTATCTTCAGGCGATAATGGTAGGGTAATCCTGTTTCCTTCAAGTTGCACAGACTCACCAATAGTACTATCATTATTTCTTGTTGCAGATTTTGACTTAACACTATTTTTTATAGCATCCATAGTTTTATTGGAAACTTTAGGACCATCAACAAATTCTGGAGTATCAACATTATGCATATCCATAAATTCTTTTTCAGTAATTTCTGTATCAAGAACATCATCCGCTCTGCGATTAGAAACTTGCTTATCCCAAGTATCAATATTCTGTTCAGCGTCACCTACTCTTTTCTCATCAAGAATACGCTTCATAAGAAGGCTGGGTTCAACAGATTCTTTGGTATTTTTCTTTTTAGTCACCCAATGTTTAGAACCACCTTTAGGTTTTCCTGCTAACAGACGATCAATGATACCTTCTTCTTTAGTACCACCACGTTTGGATTTCTGATAAGCATTATACTCTTTACGTCTTGCAGCGTCATCTTCTTTTTCTTTGGGAGTCATTTGAGACACTGTTTTTTTTGCTTCAGACATTTTATCAAGTATTTCTAATCCCAACTCTTTGAGATTTTCTTCAAACTGCATAGATGACAGTACACCACTTCTTTCTTTTTCGGCCTGTTTCAATGACTTGTATGGTTTACCTTGATTGACAAACTTACCTTTAGTCATCCGTTGTACTTGAAACTCATTATCTTTAGTTTTAATAATTTTGACCATTGCGCGGCGGTCCAGTGCGGTCTGTCGGTCCAGTGGGATTTGGTCAGATGGATATCTGGCCTGATCCAGTGGGATCATATCTTCTTTTGTTTGTTCAACAGTTTTTTTCTTATCATTATCTTTTTTAAGAACTGAACCTTTTTCGTCACGATCATCATCATTATCTTTTTCAGAATCAGCGTCTGAAGAAGTTACCTTTGGTTTATCTTGATCTACTTCACCGTCTTTATCAATCGCTTTACTTACGGTTTTACGGCGATTGTCTAGATATTCGTCAGACTTATCAACATCACCATCATTATCAATGTCTTTGTCTTTACGATCTTTAAATTTCTTTTTCAGTGCTTTTGGTTGAACTTTATCAAGTCCTTCACCATCATCAGATTTATCATTTGTGTTATCCTCTGACATAGAGGGGTCATCATCTCTCATCATAGACCCATCTGGCATCTTATGCTTGCCAATTTTTTTCTTCTCTGACATAGAGGGGTCATCATCTCTCATCATAGACCCATCTGGCATCTTATGCTTGCCAATTTTTTTCTTCTCTTCCAGTGCTAACATCTCTAAGTATGCGCTGGCAATATTTTGGTTTACTTCATTATTCGGGTCCATTGGTGTTTTCTCCTTACATCCAAATCTGCGCTGCTATTGCACTGGCGGCGGCAACAATTGCCGCCCAAAATAGTTTGTTTATTATTTGTACAGTGTGGTGATTTTCATCCACTTTTTTTTCTATACAATCTAATTTCTCTGAGAACTTATTCATTCTCGCCCATGAATCATCACGGTATTTTGCATATGCATCCATCTTTTCTTCAAATCTTGCTATGGTAACAAGAGCATCAGTCAAAGTATCAATCTTTACTTCTATCCGATCTAGTCTCTTATCTGTTGTTGTATCTATTGCCATAGTAGACATTCCTATTATTTATTGTTATTTATATATTTTTTAATTGTCCACTTTGGCACTTCCACGCCATTGATAACATGACCAGTATTTTGCTTTCCATTTCGGCCCAGGATCTTTATCGCACCCATGCCTTGCCCTAAATGCCGCTCTGCGTTTAGGATCATCTCGTTTAATTTCCATATTCGGGTCACCAAAGGTAACCTTAACAACATTACCTTTGTCGTTTTTTACATACACTCCAAACTTCTTTTTAGAACCAGTTGGTAGTCTGAAAGGATCATTTAATTTTTTATTGCTCTTTTCTTCGCAAAAGTAACTAAAACTAATCATCACTTTTTCATCATTTTATGAGCAATATTTACTAATTTTTCTAATGGAAGTTTGTCCATTTTTGCTTTATTAGCATCATTAACTTTACTATAAATTTGTGTGATCATAGAGGCAGTAAAAGTATCAACAATCATACCCTTTATTTTTGCATGTTGTTTGTCTTTTACAATAGTCTGTAGTTGAGGTATTAGACTTGCCTCATCAAGCACAACGGCTTCATTCATCTTTTTCAATTCTCTCTGAGCGTCTTGCTTCATTGATTTCGCATAACTTTTATAATTAGCGGGAATTTTGCCCATATCCTCAATTTCATCATTATCTGCCATACCAACATAATGCCAAAAATTTACATTACTTTGGGCTTCTTTTTTATTTGTGGGTTTTTTGTAATACTTGAAAGGATTACCTTTAAGTTCTGGTGTTTTGGCCTCATCAAGTTCAACAGATTCTTTAAAATCTTTTGCAGTGGCACTATGTTTAGAAATAAGATTTGTTTTCGCTGCTGATGATAGCCATTTAATATCAGCCTTCGCAACTTTCATAAGAGATGCTTTATCAAAGTTAGCAATCATCTTGCTCATTTTCATTGCTTGATCTAAAGGAAGTCTATCTGGCATACTTGAGTATTGTTTTTTCAACATAGCGATTTGTTTTGGAGAAACATTCTCAATAATCATTTCGGCATCTTCTATTACAGATTCTTTATACATATTCAATTCAAATGGTGTTGATCCACCTCTATTATAGACTTGTACTTGAATATTACCTTTATCACCTTTCAAACGATATGTATTTGTTTTACCATTTCCAGGTTTTCTTGGACCCATAGCAACTTTATCATCAATCTCATCTGAATCAACAGTAATACCGAATTTTTTCTTTGCATGAGCATATGCATGTCCCATTGCACCTGAAAAATCTCTATGATACAATTCATATCCTGTACCAGATTTTTCTTCAAACTGCATAGAATGTTGACCAGTACCTTGCTGCACTTTTTTTGCATCAGCATATTTCTTATATGGCTTTCCTTGATTTACAAATTCACCCTTGGTCATACGTTGCACTTGATATCCAGATTTTTCTTTTGCTCCCATTCTATTGTTAGGATGAACACTGGACAAATCTACGACACGAATTTTACCTTCTTCGGATGCCTCATCAATTTCAACAGATTCTTTAATTTGATCACCAACCTTATACTTTTTAAGATTCATACTGAAAGAGCCACCTTTATTACCATCTTTTGCTTGCTTGATATTCATCTTACGCATAGCATCTTTACTGCCTACTGCTTGAACAACTCCTTTAGGGTCTTGATAATAGTATTGATTAATACTATTTTTCATAGAGATTGCTTCTCCCATTTTATTTGATCTTTTTTGTACATCTTTAATGTAATCTTGTGAGGCAGATGTTTTTTTAACAGCCTTCTTATTTCTATTCATATGCGCTGCATATTTGTCAGGATCAATTTTAGGTGCCTTTTCATCAAGTTCAAATGCATCAAGTTCTTCTTCTATTTCTAAAAGTGCCTCAAGAAATTCCTCTTGAGTTACGTCATCTTCATTTCTAGTTTCGTTTTCTTTTATAAATTGAAAAATATTCTTCATCTTATTTGCCCTTTACTTTTGCTGCTAAGTCTGAGTCTGCTTTGCCCCAAGTACCACTTGACTTAGTTACAAATGAATTTACTCTTGCCATACCCCATTGTTGTGGAGTCGTTCCTGGTCTATGTCCTGTGCGCCATGCTGCCACACCTCTATTATAAACTTTTCTTAAAATACCCACTGGCATTCCTGATTTTTCTGCTTTGTTTTTGAGACCTTTAGTATTCTCATTCACATCTTCTGGTACACAATTTGGAACATCTTTACCTTTTTTCTTTTTCATTCCAACTTGCTTGTAACCATCCCAACAGTCTTCATCATACATCTGCTTGAATTTTTTTGTATGCTTGGAAGGTTCAGTTTTTGCATCAGCATCACCAGGTGCTGGTTTATATGCGCTATTATCGTTATCGTCTTTCTCTGCACCTTTTTTGAAATGTGCATCTCTTTTACTTTTTGTGGATTTTGACATATCTCCAGCATAATACTTTGCTGGTTGAGTACCCTCTTTATCTTTAATATCTGAGTCTTGGGCTACTTCTTTTACTTTTTTCTTACTAGGAATATAGTTTTTTTCTGCTTCCTTACGATATGAATCAGTTCCAAGTTCATTCACTCTTTCTTCAATAGGATCAACTGAAGTAATCCACTTACGAGTTGTTGTACCATCTTCCTTTTCAAGAATCAAATAATTTGAACCTCTTACTTGGATAATTGCTTGCTCTTGAATGTCTGTAATCATAACCATATCACCAACATTAAAGATATTACCCTCAACAAACTGTTCTCTTATATCAGACACACTTTCCAGTTTGACATGATTATGAAACTCATTCGCTTCTTTAAGGCCCATACCTTTTCTTACTGCATTAAACAATTCTTTTGCATCTTTGTCCGACATGGTTATAGGTAGACCTTGTGCAAAAGATACAAAATCATTGTCTTTAGCCGCTGCACGTTGTTTAGTTCCAGAAGCACCTTGAACATCTTCAGAATCTGGATCACGCTGCCCAGCACTAATAACACTTATTGTTTTAAAATTATAGAAGCCATGCTTTCCTTTAACGCCATTATACTTTTTAATGCGAATGTCAAACTCATCTACCCTATCACTACCTACCACCATAACAAGATTTTGGAAACCTTCATCGTGCATTGCACTTGCCGCGCTCCATGCATCTTTCACTGATGTATTCATCATAATACTACGCGATTGTTTAGGAAACATCTTACGCAAATATTTAACTTTTTCGTTGTATGATAATGGATTTTTTTTATCATCATTAGTTTGAGAAACATAAACTCTGTAAGGATTACGACTTGCTTTTTTACTAAGAGCATTAAGTATGAGACCATGACCAGCAGTAGGTGGATTCATTCTACCGAAAGTAAAATATACTGTCTTTTCTTCTTCTACTAAATATTGCTTAAATGATGTAAAATTAACTGCCACGTTTCTCAGCCCCCGAATCTGGCGAAGTTTTATTTACTTTTCCAAATCTCTCTTTTTCTCTTTGTCTCACAACAGGCAACATCTTCTTCGCCAGTGCTTTAATTCTAGGCTGCATTTTAGCAATTCTTTTTTCAATTTCAATTTTACGCGCTGTACTTTGATCTTGTTTATCAGCACCCTTTGTAAACTTTTTGATGAGAACTTTCTTTGCTGCTTTTTCTGCCCTTTTCAACAAATCCCCTTGGGTTGCTTTGCGGCGTAATTTTTTTTCTCTTTTTCTAGCATTTCTCTTGGCATGTCTTTTAAACATTCTACTACGAGCAAGACGTTGCTGCATATTTAAAACTTCATCAAGGTTATCTGAGTTGTCGCTTTCCTCTGATTCAACAGACTCTTTAAAATTCTTGCTGATCTTTTTACCGATTTTAACGCCTAAATCATTGCCAAGTTTTACAAGTGCGTTCAAGCCCTTGCCAGTTTGATATGCTGATTTAAGCATACCTATCATGATATCTGTTGAAACTTTTGCGGCAGTTGCCAACATTACAATCTCTGCCATTGGAGGCATATCTTCAGTTAAGTTTTCTGAGTTATCGCTTTCCACAGATTCTTTTGCTGCCATTACTGGTTTTCTATTGTTCTTAAAAGAACCATAACTTTTAGGAACTACATCAAACTTGTCTCTCCTAAATCTTAAATCTTTTCTCTTTGCGTTCTTTACTTCATTACCATAGGCTTCATCACCCTTATCAGCACTCTGCCCAAAGGCAGAATTTCTCATGGCATCTAAATCTTTTTGGAGTTGTTTCATTCTGCTTTGGGTATTGCGGTTGACCATGCGAGAACTTGGTCTCATCTGAGAAAGTTCATCAAGTTCTTCGCGAATTTTTTTGATTTCGTCTTTATGCCTAAGTCTTGCTTTTCGCAAGTCTGCGGTCTTATCTATACGATCTTGTTTTCTATCAAGGGGAGTTTCTTCAGATACAGAAGGTTTATCATGGGTATATCCCATTTTCTTCATTCTTAAATGATCTTCTTCTTTTTCTGCTTTGTAACCTTTACCCGTTTTTGGGTCATACATTATATGTTGTTTAAAGTCTTTTGACTCGAATAATTGACTGAATTTTTTCATTACTTCCTACCTGTTTTGTCCCATCCTTTTACAACGTCTGATGAAAAGTTGTTGTATGAAAATTCCATACGATCAACAAGTTTCACCGCTTCACCACCAAGTTTATCAATTGCCACATAACCTTCTTCACCAGTTACCTTAAATCCATCTTTGGTTTGAATAAAGGTATCTATTTTCTTCATAGTATTAAGGTTATTTATAAGTTTTAATTTTACAACTACTATCAATTTTTGCAAATCAAACATTTTTTTAAGGTTAGATTTGTTTTTTGATGAGAAAAACTTCAATAATTCATCTCTTTTTTCGGCTTGGGCAGTCCTACCTCTATCAGATTTTCTCTTATCAATCTCTTTCTGGAACCGCATCTTGTGCCAATCAATAAGATTATCAACATGCTGGAGTGTATCATCCACAGTTTCACCCTTGCGAACATAGGTGTTATTAAAGGTTTCTATAGATTGAGCAAGGCTCTTATTACCTTCAAGATATTTAAGAGTGGACGATGAAATAGAATTAAATAATCTACCTATCTCAGATAAATTATGATTCACATCATTTGTATCTTTTTCACTCATTGTGACATGAGTAACACCTCTCAATAGGGCGTCTTGGCTCCACACATTCTTTGATGTTTTAAATCCACTTACATCAACATCATAAACTGCGTTCATATTTTCAAACGCATCACCAACATAAGAAGTATGCCATACAATCCCGATTTTACTATTCAGTACATTCTTGGCAGTATCTGAATCAGCGTCTATCGCGTATAGTATGGTATTGGGATGGAAGGTAATGTATTTTTTTCCATGAATTGTTTTTGTTGACAAATCGTTTCTGGAATATAAGAAGTCTCCTTGGACCACGCCTTTGATGCCCAACTCTGGCAAGTACTTGAGTGCGTCTTGTAACTTAACATTAAGATCACCAGAAGTGTCATCATCAATATCAGTTGCAGATTTATAGACTTTAGGTTCTTTATTGAATATGCTTTTTTTGGCAACAAAAAAGCGGTTATCACGCGGATCAATACCAGCAAATATAGCAGGAGAGCCATCCCATTTAACACTTACATTTCCTTCCTTAACTCCACTCAGCAAATCTCGCATATCACGTAGAGCAAAAATTGCTTGTCTTGTACCATTTACACCACCATATAATACTTTATCTTCAACATGCCTCATGTGCATATTCTTTTGTTCAATCGTAGAACTAATACTTTTCATAAGAAGTCCTTCATTTGTGTATATGGTGAATACTATTTATATGAAAATAGCCCCCATAAATGAAGGCTACTTGCAAGGATGTATTTGCAAATCAAGATGTTACTTGATAGGGTTTATTCCACTTTCCGATATTGATATCAATATACCAACCAACATGGAAGTAATCTGATTGAATATCAGAATGATCAAAGTTGCCATTCATCATAACATCCGCGAGTTTGGTCAAGAACTTTTCAGCAACGCCACTATAATGACTTGCAATCCAGTGCTGGTTTACATTGTCATATGTAGAACCAAAATCAATTGGCCCTTGAGACAAGTTAACTACGAGTGTGGAATGATTATTCACACCAATAGAACCTTTAATGCCGTACTCTTTCAGTACTGCTTTAATCGCGGGAGCGAGAGATTTTTTCTTCTCTTGAGACATATAAGCCATTTGGGAGTCCTTTCAAGACTAGGATGATTCTCTTTACTCTTATAAATTAGCATACCAAACTTGGAGTGTCAACAATTAAATCTTCAAGTTGATCGTGAACTTCATCAAGATCATCAAAAACATAAGATTTAAATGTCACTGTATCATCTGAATTTATTGTGTAAGTCACATCATAGCCGTGTGAAAACTCATCCAACATATCATAGTTAAATGTAGAATTCGGTTGAATTGTAAAACCGTAAGTCATTTGGGAGTCCTTTCAAGACTAGGTAATTCTCTTTACTCTTATAAATTAGCATACCAAACTTGGCGTGTCAACAATTAAATCTTATTGATTGGCAAAGACTTCCTCAACAAGTTCATTGTGAATTTCATCAAGATCATAAAAAAGATAAGATTCAAATGTCACTGTATTATCCGAATTTATTTTGCAACTCATATCACGCGAGAGGGCAAACCAAGTCAACATATCATAGTTAAATGTAGAATTTGGTTGAATTGTAAAACTATAATTCACAGTTTCTTTTCTCCATGTAAATTCTTGGCATCAAAGGTCAAAGGAGTCCAAAGTGTACTGAAACCCATTTGAGCCAAAGTGGTTAAAGTCTCGGCAAACCAAACCTCATAGAAGTTAGGATCATGCTCTTTCAAACTTCCTTGATTGTGAAGCATATCATACCGCTTAATTTCTTTCACGATCAAAGGAGCATTCGCTAACCGCGCATCACATAGTGCTTTCCGCTCTGCCCGATTACCGACATAACTAGGAACCTTTGTAAGAAACCAAACACCTTTTGCTACCGTATCACCAAACAGTTTTTGAATATCTTCCATTTCAACATCTGTATCTTCTACAGTGTCATGAAGAACCGCGATAGTACCAGCAAGTTCAATAGTGGCTTTATCAAACCCAACATTGGCAAGATGATCTATAACCATACTCGCAACAGCGATAGGATGTGTCACATAATCCTCACCAGTAAATTTCCGCTTTTGACCAGCATGGGCCATCGTCGCAAATTTAACAGCATCATTATAATTCATAGTCATATCTAATCTCCAATCAAAACCATTACAAACATTGCTAATGCTGGGATTGTTAATTCAAGTAAAAAGAAACTTACCGAAGTTAATAGAAATATTAAAGTTGACGATTTCATACGATTCTCCTTTCAAAGAATATATATCATATGGGTTATACCTTGTCAAGTATATAAATACAGTAAACCATGTTATAAAAACGGATATTACAAATGAAAACATTTCAGCAGTTCAGTGAAGCATTTAATACCAAAGTCAAATGGAAAACTATTGAAAAACAAGTAGAGGATGATGCAGAATATTATCTCTATGAAACTAGAATTGATGATAGAAATATAATACTTATCTATACGTTAGATAAAGCAGCATGGCACACAGGCCAATGGGGTAAAGACGATAGTTTCAGTTGCGGTGTTGTATTTCGTACTGGATCAGCCAAACCTGGAGTAGGTACTGGAACGACTATCGCAGTAACTGGCGAAGGCTCTCAGATGAAAATACTTGGGGCTGTAATTAACCATATGAAAGAATTTATCAAAAAACGTAAAGATATTAGTATTGTTGAATTTTCGGCAGATAAGGGTAGAGATGGATCAAGTACAAGTAGAACGTCACTATACAAACGATTAGTTAAAAGGTTTGCAAATACATTAGGATTTTCATTAGAAATTGAATCTCAACCAAAGATGGATACTTTTATTCTAACAAGAAAATAATTCATTTTCTTTCCACCAATATTCTATTATTTTTTTGTAAATTTTCTTTCCACCAAAGTGGTTGTAAATTAGTATAATGACACGCTTTTAGTTGTTCTTCAGCCTTTGTTAAATCAAATGCATCTAGCGGAATTATATGATCAATGTGCCACCCAAAAGTTGTATGATTATCCCAAGACATTCCATCTTGAAATTTGTTTTCTAGATATGTTTTAAAATCATCTAAAGAACAACCAAGTAATTCTACTGTTTTAAATGCTTTAGTGCTGTTTTTACGTTTTAGTGCTTTTCCTATTCTATTCCTTAATGTAACTTTAAGTTTATGTTGAATATTTGTACGATATTTTTTATTTGCATGGGCGTTTAGCTTTTCTCTATTATTTGTATTATATTTTTTATCCGATATCGCTTTTAATTTTTTAAAGTGTTCTGTTTTTTGTCGTGGTACTCTCCATGTTATATAAGCACATTTTTTGCAATGTGTTTTTTTATTATAAAAAACTCTTGGTGAAGAGTCATTAGGAAATTCATCAAGAACTTTTATGGTATTACACATCCTACATCTTCTTTGACCATTTTTCTGTAGTATATGAAGTTCCTGTCTATATGATTGTTCTTTTTGATATTCTTCCCAAGTTCCTTTTTCTCTATGTCTCTGCTCAATATGACAAGGTTTACACGAACCCCTTCTATTGCCGTGTCTATCACATTTAGCAAAATTATCTATAGGTAGACTTTCTTTACAACCCTTACATTTTTTAATTTGTGTCATGAATTACTTTTTTCCTACATCTATACACATTGCCACAATAGCAAATACTATAGGGACTGCAACCATAAGAATAATAATTTCATTCGTCATTGTCACGAGTCCCAAAATCACCATTATTTACTAGAATAAACACACAATGCACTATTATGTAAATGCAGCCGATATTCACAAAGATTTCTGAAGTCATCTTATTCTCCCCTTATAGTTTTAAAGGTTTCATTACCAATCATGAGTGTAATACAAGTCATTAAAAAAGACAGTATTAAAAGCACACTCATAAAAAAGAAGTGACCAAAGTTTGGATTACTAATCATCTCAATAAAGAGATGACCAGTAAAAACCCAACCGCTTATCATACCCATAGAAGAAAATATAAACAATAAGTAAATATATGCCTTCACAAAGATATTCATTACACTTCATCCCTTACAAACAAATCCTCAATAATATCTATCACGATACGAGTAGACATAAAGGTAAACATTGTACTTAACCATGCACCAACAGAACCATATGCCATTTGCTTTAAAGCCGTCCAAGGAACACCATCTGTTGTAACAGTATCAAAGAGGAAAATAAAGGTCATAATCCACATTACTATCGTTACACCAATAAGAGTTAAACCAAACATTGCAGATAATGCATTATCAATAGTTGTACTAATACGTTTCATTTCATTTCTCCATTAAATATACTCATAGCGCAAACTATAGCATATATCATTACTACTGTCAATCTTTTCTTCGTGTTGTATCAATATGCCCATTTTTATATGCCAACCATACCATTACTATCGGCCCACCAATTATAAGAGCCATTCCAAAGAGTATATCACCCAAGTTAGTAAGTGTTACCATTAAATCCATTACCAAGCCTCACTCATTATTTCATTCTTAATATCTGCCAGTGGACTAAGATACTCTTTCATTTTGCGAACTGCGCCTTTTCTACTTACCGCTCCATGAATTATAGACGCAATATCATCGTCATCATAGCACTCTACTACAATATCCCAACCATCTTCCTCATAGTGCCATGTCGCGTAATTTTTTATACCATCCACAAGTTTTGCTAGTTCATCTTTCTTATATTCAAAAGTCATCTTATTCTCCTAGTAATTTTCATCTTCATCTTCATCTTCAGTAAATAGTTGACCAGTGTTATTTGCTACAAACAACCAACCTAGTACACCCATACACATTAGGTAGCCTGAGAGTGAACCTAGATACATGAGTACTAACCCCATTCCCCCAAATACTACCGCGAACATAACCCATAAACCATTCATATTAAAAGTTCTCCAATTTGCATGTTAAGATTATCTATCATGCTTTGAGTAGCATCAACAGCCCTTTGATCTACGGGATTTTGTGCGAGAATTTCTTTTAAGTTTCTTTCACACGCTGCAATATAACCTTGTAATGTTTCAATCATTGTTTTATCCATAAAGTTCATGATTCTCTCCTTTATCTGATTTCTAGCATACGAGGAAATTATTGTCAACACTTTTATAATGACCGCCTCGCGAAGAACTAATACTCGGATGTTAGTTACGCTTGATATTGTATAGTTCTGATACAATGGTGTTAGTTATATTTTAACACCTAACTAATCTACCACCAACATTACAAGTGGTGAGATTTGAATTTAAATTATTATTTGATCTTGAAAAGTTATGAGGATTATTACAGACTTTTACTGTCCTATAACCGATAATCCTAGCAGTAGGTGTATTCAACGCTGTATGACGCCCTAGAAGCGCACCTATAGCACCTGCTATGTAACTCCCACTACCATTACCAACTTGACTACCAATCAATCCCCCAAGGGCCATTCCAGCCCACTCATTTTGCATTTGGTATACTGGAACCTTTACTAAGGTACACTCTTGAGCATGAGATTGATCAGTGAGCAGGATAGAGGCCACAGCGGAAGCCGCAATGACCTTTAGAAGCGATTTCACAATCATGCGACTTGCAGCATTGAGAAAGGAACTTGAACATCAGTCACACCATGCCGACCATAGTTCATGCTGACTACAGCCTTTTTGCTGTTGATCTTGACAATAGTGCCGGGGGTCTGTTTGGTCTTTTGAACAACCATCACTTTTTGGCCTACTGTATATGTGGCTTGAGCGGCAATCGTTTTGATCTGATTTGCATAATGCATGATCTGGCTCAGTTCAGTTTGGTCCATTTTCAGCATTGCTTGCTTGATTTCAGTAACAGTCATTTTGCGTCCTTTCAAGACTAAGTGATTCTCTCTACTCTTATAAACTAATATAAAAGTAGAGGTTTGTCAAGTATTATCCAACCTGTGCATTAATGATTTCAACCAACTGATCAGCAAAAATATTATCAAGTTCTTTGTCAGTGACCACGTTCATTTTCCGAACTCGCTGGAACTTAACATCATAGAGGTCTTGACCGTTCAATTCAATTGAAACATAACCTTTCCACTTAACCATACCAGAAGTTTTAAACCGTAGACCCTCAGTGCTGGTCTTGACAAAATCTTTTGCGCCCCAAGCACCAAATGCCCAGAAGTCTAATGCTTTGATTTGGTCACGAATTGTTTCTGCGATGTTCATGTGATTCTCTCTTTCTCTTGTTCACATATTCATAACATTTGAATTACATAGTGTCAAGTTGTTTTTCTTGTTTCATTTCTCGCAAGATTTTAACAGCCTCTTGTCTGCATTCTGCGCGACTATTTTCCCATGGGCTACTATCTATCAGCAATCCCTGATAACGATGTGTGGCGGTCCTACACCCCACACTATCTGTTGAGATGGAAATATCCTTGGTCAACCAATATTTATTATTCATTAGACTGAACCCTCACCGTTATATACACCTTTTTCTGCGGCAGCATAATAATCTGGAATTGGCAATTCTCTTTTTGCTAATTCAGCAGCGTATCCTTTAGCAGCAGTTTCGTTCATTGATCCTTTAGTATGACCAATAGAACCACAATCAGTAGCGGCAGCATTTTCATAATACTCAACCAATTCTACATCTGTTAAAATTGTTACGTTATTCATCACTTATCTCCTAATCTAACAATGCCTCTAATTGGCGGGTTGCATCACGTAAAACCATTTGAGCATCACGTAAGCAAGACTCTAACAGATAACCACCACCTTGCGTGATGCTGTTTGTGAGGTATTGAATTTCTTCTTCACTATCAGCAATGCACTCTTTCAAGGCAGAAATCTTTGCGGAGTTTGTCCATTCAGTCATAGTCTTTTCCTTTATATCGGAGTTTCAGTAACAATTATGCGCCGACCAAGATTTTTCATTATTGCGTTCTCGGTATAAACTTTTACCTTACCATCGTTATACATGACAGTGATCAGATTTTCGCCATCAGCATCATGTTGGATTGATGAAATCTCACCAATACCAATCCGACCAGAAGCGTAAGGCCGTACAACACCCATTCCAACATCAAACATTGATCACTCTCCTTTGATTACATTATATGAATACATGATTCGTTAAAGATTGTCAATAGTTATTTACATCTCAATTAGAGTTGCGAGATGATTGAGGGCTTTTGACCGAGCCTTCATTTCATTCAGTGTCATTAGAACAAGTTGTGTAGTGGTCAGGCTATTCCGCTTAGACCAAACAGCATACATATCATCTCGCTCATATACGACTTGATACTTTGTACCACGCGCTTCAAGAGCATACATCATTTTGTTGTTTTCGGTCATGGTGGTTTCAACGATCATAGACATATTCGGCTCTCTTTCTGTTGGGTACATTATATGAATACATGATTCGTTAAAGATTGTCAATAGTTATTTGAGATTATCGGGCTTCTTTGCCATAGCCATCCAATCTTCTTCCCGCAAGCCATACCCAATATCATATCCTTCATAATAAGCAACATGGTGGATGGGCCAAACTTCTTCGCCATTCTTCTTAGGTTTGTTATTCATACCATCTTTCATACCATCATCAAAAGCATTTTTTGCACCCACCAGCCAGGAGGTGTTATCTTCTTTATTCATCTTCTCTTTCCTTGTTAAAAATAAAACTCTTTCTAGATTCCAAAGGTAATACATTCGGGCGAGATTGTCAAGACTTGATCAGCAAATAAAATAATTTATTTTAGGGATTGACAAACAGGATACAGGCGTGTTATATTAAACTGACAACCTATGAAAACTGATTCGCATTTACATACCTCGTCAGTTCATCTTAACATGCAGGTAGTATGAATGTCAAGACAAAAAAAAGAGTAGTATCTCTACTACTCTCAGTTGGGAAAAACCGTCTGACGAACGGTATTAGTATGTTCTTGGGTTGATCAATAAGAGGTCGCGTAAATCATATCTTCCACTGCTTCAACACAACCTTCGGTATCAAGAGCAGCACAAACAGCCGCCTCAAAAACCTCAACCACATCATTACCAGCAACTGTCTCGGAACCTCGTATAGTCGCTTGAATACCATCTCCAGGAAACGCTGTGATCGTACCTACATCGTGATAGGAAGAACCATCAACAGTATAGCCAATGCTCCAAACAGGTGTGTTATAATCCCACTCACCATCATGATCTAGAACTCGCTCCATATTAAAATGAATTGAATTATCGGAACCACGACGATTAACCTCACGCGCCATATGACCGTGACCAGTAATATTCGCTGAAACTGCACTTTGCATCTGAAACTCTCTTTCTCAATTGTTTCTTTCAATTACAGTTATGGCATGATTCGTAACCAATGTCAACCCTAAATCTTTAAGAAAGTATGCCTCGCACCCTTACTTAAAAACTTAGTTGCTGGGCCTTTTGAATTGGGCGCGCCCCCATCCATCCAACCCAGACCAGACTTCTCTGGGTTGACCCTATATCACCTTGCTTCGCCATAGATTTCAATTCATATAGGGAGAACCTACTTTCGCTTTTTGTGGCGTTAATTTAAACCATCGGACCTTCTCCAATTATGAAAGTATTTTTTAACAAGGTCATGTCCTACTGTCGGAACACATTCTTTATCGTTAGGTCTAGGGATATCGCAACATACGCCCCCAAATCAAAACAGCAAATCTAATTTGCACCCTGTTAAAAAATACTTTCGTGATTCTTTCTACTCTTATAATCTAGTCTAATTACGCTGTCGTGTCAAGTGCTTTTAATTTATCTGTTGCAGACACAATCATCGCGATTTGTTCATCATAAGCCTCATCAGACAAATCTGCCAAAACTGAGGCCATCGCGCTCTCTAGGTAACCCGCGATATAGGCATGATTATTATCACCATACTTATTCGTTGCGCTCTTAGATAGATCAGATAGAACCAACCGCGCTACCGACTTTTTGTTTTTCGTGTCCATTACACCAACTCCAATGCTTTTTTCAACAACATGCTTGCGCCATCATCAGAGGCAAAGCCATTCTCAGAGGCGAAATCCATAGATGAACCAGCATATATTTCAGAGGCCATACCCTTTGTGGTAAGAACATAAGCAACCATCTCAGGCGACTTACCGTAACCAACAAGACCATCAGTATCTGAATACATCTGGATGCCTCCATTGTGGGCTGAAATATAATCTACTGACATTCGCAAATCCTTTCTTTAAGAGTAATTGATTAAGGGTTAGTTCCATATGGTCCAGCGACATAAGGCGGGTTTAATTCAACCTCAACTTCATGGAGCCTTTCTTCCAATTCACTAACAGTTTCGGTCAGACTTGAGACCATCTCCATCAAGGTTTCTATCCTTGCCATCATCAGTTCTTCAGTCATTCGCAAATCCTCTCAAGTGATTCTCTCTACTCTTATAATCTAGCAAAAGAATACTATCTTGTCAACACCTAAATCGTTGCCCCTATAGTTAATTCATTTGGATTTGCAATAAACTTAAAGGACGGGTTTGCGCTCATCCTCGCTTCACATGCGCTCAGTAGAGTAACCACCAAACCTAATACTACAATTCTTTTCATTTGCTTTCTCCAATCTCAATCTGCTTTTCAAACTCAGTCAATCGTTTATAGACACTGATCAACTCAACCACAATCGCCCATGACTTAACCACATACTGTAAACTACCTTCTACCCGCCCAAATGCTCTAATAGTCTGTTGTAATACACCTAGAGTAATAGTACCAGCAAGGATAGTCGGGCCTAACGCAAGATAAGGAATCAACACCATCCCTTGGAAATAAGAGTACCGTGCCAGATTAAAGTAAGCATAATGGAAATATGATTTGAAATGAATATCTCTCACCCAATCAAATAACTCCGCTAAAGTCTTAGGCTGACCCGCCTTCGGATCATCTTCAGCATGAACCAGCACCTTACGATAACCAGCCTCTCTCTTTTGAATATCATACTCAATGCCAGGAAGTTTAATTCCTACCGCTGCCAAGAGAAGTGTTCCCCCCAAGGCAGTAGCAATAGCAACCCACATCAGAGAATTAGATACCTCGCCCAGTATAGGCAAATGAGTTACAGCCGCACTCAACCCGATCAGAATAGGAATGAACGCGATTAAAGTCATGATTGATTCCATCAAGCCAACCCCAAGGTCTTCCATGATACGAGCGAACTTAATAGTATCCTCTTGAATACGTTGTGACGCACCTTCTAGACCTCTAGCATACTTGAACTTATCATGGTAATACTCAACCATACTGGTGCGCCATCTGAATATCCAATGAGATACAAAGTATTTTGTGACCACCGCAACCGCAATAAACTTCGCTGCCAACCATCCAAATGATGCCAGTGATCCATAGAACTCAGCGGGTGTTACACTACCCGGAGTAGCCAATGCCTCTTGGAGATTATTATAGAACACTCCAAACCATTCATTGATAGCAACATCTATCTGTACCTGATACCATGTAGAGCATAGGATTACCAGAGTACCTAGCAGTGACCAGTGCATCCAATGCTTTTGTATAAAGAACTTAAACATCTGCTTTGATCATCTTCTGCTTCAGAACTTCGTGTGCCTCATTCAGTTGCTCCCACTTAGCCTCAAAAGGTTGCCGCCACTTCTTAACATCATTGCGAGTTCCATATGTCAATGAGATACAATCATCAATGAACCTCAGAACTTCTAGTCGGGCATGGGTATCCATATCTTCAAACTCAGTCTTTCCTATAGAGCGAGTAACAGCCAATGCCATATTATAACCTATCGTGGTATCCATCATGGTCTTGTTCCAATCTTATATTGTCTCTTAAAGGATTTACGTGTTGTGTTCTTGCTGGAGGATTGTTTAAATTGTGTGTTAATTTCCCCTCCGCTTTGCATCGCTTGATTCTGTTCTATCAGGCTTTCTTTCAGATCATGGCTTTTTTGTGTTACTACATCATCCATCTTCTTATCCATCGCGATAGTATCACTCATATCCTTGAGAATTTCATTATATTTTTCTTCATTTGCATCAATAACATTACCGTCAATCATTTTAAGACTCATTTTATTTTCCTTTCATGCTATTATATCATAAAAAGAGTTGAATGGCAACCCTTTATCATATAAATATATTTAACCTATAACGTCTCATTGGGTTTATGTAGTGTATCTCGCACCCATTTAATCTTTTGATCTTGTTCCCAATTACTGAGATAATCGTTGTCTCTATCAAATAAGGTAAGCATTTCTTCCTCGGAACATTGATAAACATCACATTCTTGTTCGCCTATGTGATATTGAGAAAACTCATCACATTCTTCACAAATGACTGTATCTAACGCCCAATCATCAAGTTCGTGATCATTCGGCTTTACATCAGGATTTAGTTTTGCAAGGTCATCTTTGTGCATCACATAGCGATGACGGAAAGATGATACTGTAGTTACTACCACATAGTCTTGAGTCATTCATCCATATCCTCTATTGTTAACACTTTATTATATTCAATTGTGTATCCACATGCACGAAGAAAGTTTTGAAACTCTTCAAGCAATTCATCTAACGATGCATGACTCGCAATTTCCATTTTAATCTTTGTTCCATTATCTTGGTATTGAATAAACTTCATTATCTTCCTCCCCCATCATAAAGAGTTTCCTTATTATACTATGCGAATGTGATTCTGTCAAGGAGAATCTTTGGGTATATCCTGATGATTTAAGAGGGATTGTTCGCTTATAAAGAGTGATGAGTATCCATTACCATTTGGTTGAAACTTACCTTCCATACTATTACCAGCAAGTGCTGAGTTTTTGGCTTGTTGAAGTTTCTTTGCTTTCTCTCTATCATATGGCATTTTATACAGGCGGTGTCCTCGTTCTTGCTGATATATCCATAGTAGAATAGTATTACCTTGATCAGTTATTTCGTGATGAATGTAATTGAATTTACCATTTGGCTCTTGATTGATTGGCGCACCAGCCAATAATATAAGTTGATATGATATGAAGATAAAGAATGCAAGTTGAGTTGGAAGCGCGATAAGTTTAAGGCCAAATGATGCATTTGAATAGTATATAAGACTTGCCGTGTATATACAAGTAATCGCGATTATAATTATAAAGAGTGTTATCATGTTTGTTTCCTATTCGTTTGAAATTTGCGGTCTACCAATCCCTATATTCGGACGAATCTTTGTATCTATCTGATCGTTCATATCATATATATTACCATCATTATCCACCATGAAAGAGAATACCGAAACTTCTTCCTTAAACCTAGCCCTTACAGTACGACTCATATCAAGAGAAAATGGATGCATATCCATAATATCAATCGTTACTGGCGTGGGATATTCTTCTTCAGCCGTGGAGCGAGATGTGCTGAAATTATGAACTGTCACCACATACTCGCCAGGAATGATTGCGTTGATTGAAAGTGTCTCAAGATTTCTCTCAATCGTGATCGTTTCACCATTCAATTGAATCGTATCATTTGCATCACCAAGATCATCTCGCTCTAGCACCATGTAACCGCCATCCTTTGCCGAGAACCCAACAATCGTTTTGTCTGGACCCTTTACCCACAAATCAATGTCAATACCAGACTCATCATCCCACGACGATGTAATGATAAACTCTGATCTAGGATCAATCTTACCTTCTTCCGCAATCGGATTAATAAGCAAAAATGCAATCAATAAGAGTGACGTAAACCCAATCAATAAATTAAATAAAAGATCAGTGAACGCTAAATTATTACTATACTTTCTCATCTGACGATTCCAACATAACTAACTGAAACTTAATTATAATAGATGAAACTAAACCAGCAAGGGTTGTCATCAATGCAATGCCCATACCAGACGCAAGTGTACCTATCACTGCCTTCATTGCAGATGCACTCGTAGTGTCAACATTCGTGAATGTAGTCGTTAAAACTAATAAGAATCCAATTAATGTTCCAACCATACCTATAGACATTACAACATCAGATGAAAACCATAAAAAGTCTGTGTTCCTATTGTTTTCATATGTAAACTGTTGACGCCAACTCTCAATACCAATCTTTAAAGTGGTAATAATAAAAATAAATCCAATCAAAAAAGTAATGCGTGAAGCATCCTTCTCATATACAAAATTAAATACCAAATATTGATATTGTAAAAATGTACCAAATAAACCTAACAAGACAATGCTTGTCCACCATTTCCAAAATGCCATCGTTAAAATCCTTATGTTAACATAGTAATATATATCACTATATTAAGTATAGAATTGCAATAGGCAATTTCTTGCCTATATAAATAATATTATCTGAAACCAAAATGAAAGGTTATAAATATGGAAGTTTTAAATAAAGTTAAAGCATGGGCAGGTGGACTCGCTGAAGTAGGCATAAGTATTGCAGCCCTTATGATCGTACTTGAAGTTCTGGGTGTTGGTGCAATCCCATTCATTCCAGCAACAAGCGTTGTAACAAATGTTGCAACAATGCTGGCAGCATTGGGCGCACAAGGTGTAATCGGTCTTATCGCGGTCTGGATTCTATACGAAATCTGGTCACGTAAATAAAAAAAATAGGGGGGAAAATCCCCCCT